GGCTGGTCGTCCTCAAACTGATCCTGTGAGTCAGCCATGCCCTCCATTGCTTCCACTGCTACCTCAGCCATGATTACCTCTTTTCAGTTGTCGCTGTCTGTTTCTGCTGCGCTGCTCGAACCTGCTCCTGCGCCTTTGCCAGAATCACAATCCTGTTCAAGTCAGTACGTATCTTCTGCAACTCGACCTGCTCATTCTTATCCCTGACAGTCGCTTCCAGTCGGTCAATGAGTTGCTCCAACTCGTTCATCCGCTCACCGGCAGATTCCAAAGCCTGTCGAAGTTGCGCGTTCTCATCAAACTCCTTCTCAAGCTGCGCACTATTTGGAATGTTCATGTATCGAAAGACATACTTGGCAAGCATGGGAAACTGCTGTGCAAGCTGAGTAAACAGCAGAAGATTCGCAACACGGGAAGGCTCAACAGACGACCCGGTTCGCACCATAACGCGAGCGCGGAAGTTACGAATGTCATTGATAACTTCAAGCACTTGCAGCGTCTCCTCGTCAAGACGAGGTTTATTCACCTCAACAGTGCGAGCCTCCAGATTGTCCTGATCAATGATTGTAAGAAGCCTGTAGCCCTTGTAAACATAGGGAATCATCTGTAGCATCACTTCATACATGCGCTGAATGGACACATCCATTTGCTGAATCACCGGAGACATACGGCGTATAGACTCTTCCTGAAGCGTCTGCGTCTGACCGAGTGTCGGGGGGATACCCTCACTCGATCCTTGATGAAAGGCTGCCGAGGCCGTCTCAAAGGAAATCTCACGCTTGATGTCCTCCATCATTGCAAACATAGAGGACGGAACAGGCGAGGTCTGAATAATCTGCACATCAGTAAGTTCGTAGTTCACCTCGTTGATACTGTTCGGCAATGAGAACTCAGCCTCCCAAACACCCTTGTCAATCGCCCCCTTCTTCGCAATAACCTTCGGCCCGATATTGTGCTTGACACACTCCAGCGAGAGAGAAGCGAACCGATTCAAGAGCTTCTGCTGACCCTTGTGAAGCGTTACTGCACTGATAGGATAAGGGTTCTCGTCATCCGAATACATGAACGGAACCAGAGGCCAATCCTCAAGCGGCAGAACCCGCTCGCCAATGTAGACGTTCATGCCAGCGCTCGTCACCTCACGAACGCGAGTTACGATGTAAGGAGCCTTCTCCTCATCCGGCCCCAAATCCTCATCCTTCGGTTCCTGCTCACCAGCCTCAACCTCCTCGCCAGTCAGGATGTTCAGAACACGCCAGATCTTCTTGCGCTCTTTCGTATAGCGATGAATGATACGCACATTCTTGAACTCAGGACTACCCGGTGTTTCCTGTGGGCCAAGCGCTTCCTGCCGCTCTTTCTCACCCATCATGGAAGCATCATGCTCCGTATCATCACGACCAGGGAACGCCTGTGATTCCAAGGCAGATTTCACGCCAGAGTAAAGCATCTGCGCATCACGAAGCGGGATAACGCGGGACAGGATAACAGACTCCGCATTGTCGAAGAGAATCCCAGAAGCATCCTCCGGCACATAGACATCCTGAATGTTCACATACTCAACCTTGACATCTCCAGAACCACCCGACGAAAACGGGTCTGCGTAAATCCACATCCAGCCCATGCCTTTCATCAGAAGCGACTTCACCGTACGACGAAACTGCTGAGGCCAATAGCTGATATGCAGGATATACTTCATCACATCATTCATCACAAGCACAAGGTCTTTATCCACATCACCAGCCGGAATCAGTTGCGCCTCCGGTGTACGACCCGTCAGAAGTGACTCATAATGGCGCAGGTAGGGATACATCCGGTTCCAGACATAATCCACCTGATTGCGAGCCTGAAGCTCGTCCATCTCATCCTGCGTCCACTGCTGACCCATCGCAAACTGATACTCCTCGATGCGGTCAGTAAGCCATCTTTGACGACTGCCACCGCGATAGGTCTCAAAAAGCCTTCGGCTAAGTTCCGCTTCTTCCCTGTGCGTCATCAGATCCAAGCACTCCTCTTTCTCGGAATGTAATCCGTATAGCGAATCGGGCTACCATCACGCATCACATAGGCATCAGCAGGCGGTTCAGCTTTCTTATGCTCCACAGCCGAAACAGAAGCCCCATGTGAAACCGAGTCACACATCTGCAAGGCATCCACAATGTCATCATGCTTCCCCTCTGGAAAATTCTTCGCCTCATCAGCGAAGTCCCGCATGTGCGGTTTATGGTAGATCATGTGCGTCCGAAAACGCGGTTGCAAACTCAAGATGCGATTCGTCTTGTTCTTGACCTGCGTAACCTCAACTACAGGCGGCAACCACGCACTGAGAACCATGCGAATATTCTCTTCACTAACTTCCTCCATCTCCAGAATCTTCTTGAGCTTCTCCCTGTCACTTCGCCAGTACTGAAAGAGCTTTGAAAACATCTCCTGAAACGCATTTGTCTCAATCACAAGCCGTGTCGGATGAAACCGCCCAACATGCAAAAGAAGCTGAACAATCATGTTCACAGGATTCGTCTCCCGACGCCGCCAGTAGTCAATGAGATAGAGATTGTTCTTCGCATCCATCCCAGTCGTCATAATCACCGTGAAGTCGCTCTTGTTCTTATCCCGACTCGCCAAATCCATTGAAGTCACTACTTCAACCGGAATCACAAAGTCAGCCCACTCAATAGACGAGATACCATCCCTGTAGTTATACGAACCATCCCACTCCCGCAAATCCGATTCACGCACCAACCGCTCTTCGGGAACCATCGAGACATTCATGCGCCCCATCATAAAAATATGGTGCTCACCACGCTCTGCTGATTCCCTTTTCTCTTTGAGCAAGTCGTCAAGCGAGAAATACTCAGGCCACAGACTACGCTCTTTCCCATCCTCTTCAATGATAGCCTGAAAGTACAGAACATGGAAACGCGAATCGTTCTGCAACCGAGCCACCAGACAATCAGAGTGGATCATGTTACCAATGACAATAATGCGACCAAGTTTCTGACCGCCAGCCGCACCTTGGGACACACAGTAGCAAACATCATGCTGGAACCAGCGCCGAATGTTCTCACGCTCCTCTGGACTGTCTACGGAGCGAATATCCTCTGGGTCATCCAGAATGATCTTCGACGGCCTGAACGGCCCATAGTTGATGCCGCGAATCTGATTGCCCGCACCAATCGACCGAACCCTCACACCGTTGCGACAGATGATGTCGTTCTGAGTCCACTTCGAGGTCGTCGCCATATTCCCGTAAGCCGCTATGAAAAGCTGATTCGCTTCCAACTCGTACTTCACCTTGAACATATACTGCTTTGAAAGCTCCAATGTCTTAGAGGCCAGAATGATGAACTCTTCCAGCCCATAAGCAATATCGTGCATCGTATCAATGAACGCACGGGTCGACTTCGCAAAACCACGCGGAGCAAGAATCAAGATAAACTGATGTGTGCGATCCTCAAAAGCCTTGTCTATCTCCATGTGGAAACCCGGCACACCAATCTTCGGGATCACATGATGTGGAAAGAAGAGCATCGAGAAAAGTGCTTTGTTCTTCTGACACATCTTGCGAACTTGGCCGAAGGTGTACTTCGTACCGGGGAATCTTTGATCATTTCTAACCATGTCTACATAGCAGGACGGTTCCGGGGGACATCACCCGCCAAGGAGAGAATCAGCAGGCCGATGCCCCTCTCTCCGGTTTCGCCGTCCAAACATCGAACAAACCAACGATAAGTTCAACGATATTCACAGCGAAGAGAACACCAGCAAGAATCCACATCCAGAACGGATACTCAGCGATTCCGACCACGACCTCTTCCTCTGCCACGACCACGACCAAGCCCACCTTTCGGGCAAGGTTTCGTGTTCTTTCCACGTCGTCCACCCCCCGACTGACCACGCCCACGACCGGAACCCGTTTTGAGCAACTTCCGAGCCATCACTTCTTCTTCCATCGCTTCTTTGAACGAGACTGACCGGATGAACGCATACAGGCAGCCACGCGACGATTGTGACGCCATTCAGGATGAGCCTCAGAAAGCTCACTCATGCACTGGCCCATAACCTTCCGCTTCTTCTTCCGACTCGCGCTCCTCGGTGCTTTCGGTACCGGCATCGCCAAACTCCTTCTCTACAATCTCCCTC